GTAACGGAGAACAGGTTGAAGCTGCCGCCGTAGATGGCGGAGCTGGCAACGATGTGGTCGCCGCATCCGGCGATGTTGAACACTGCCATGAAATTGGCCGCCTGTCCGGAGCCGGTGAGCATGGCGGCGGTGCCGCCCTCCAGCGCGCAGATCTTGGCGGCGACGGCGTCGCAGGTGGGATTTGCCAGACGGGAGTAGAAATAGCCCTCGGCTTCCAGATCAAAGAGCTTTCCCATATCCTCGGAGGTGTCGTACTTGAATGTGGTACTCTGGACGATGGGGATCTGGCGGGGCTCGCCGTTTTTGGGCGTATAACCGGCCTGAATGCACAGTGTTTCGGGGCGCAGCTTGGAATCCATGAGAAATCACCTCATAATGTAATTTTTGTCTATTGTAATCGTTCGGAGGGCGTTTGTCAACGCCTGACCGACAGGTTTGCGCTGACGCAGAAAAACCACCGCAATTCCGATAGAATTGCGGTGGAGTAAGTGGCGGAGAGAGTGGGATTCGAACCCACATTATAAATTTGTAAATATGTTGCGGCACTAGCAATTTTTAATTTTCATTTCCCGTGTCATTGCCAATTTTGCGGTTTTTCATTGCCTCTGGCGTGAAATAATCCGTGAACTCTTTCGAGCGTTTGGCAATATCCCGTTCCGCTAAGTGCGTGTAAATTTTGCGCATCGTCCCTAAGTCTTTCCATCCGCCTATGTCCGCCGCCATCATTTCCGGGATTCCCATATGGTAGGCCAGCGAGGCGAAACTGTGCCGTAATCCGTGCATCCCCACCTCTGGCAAGTTGTTTTCCCGGCATATTTTGTTGATGCGATTGAATAGCGTACATGTCGCGGCGTTTACAACAAATTCCGTATCTTTCGGCGCGGCCGTAAGTGCATCGTAAAGCGGTGGAATCATAGGCACGGGGCGACGGGATTTTTTCGTTTTGTTCTGCGGCTTGAGCTTCAGTCCATCTTCACCACGGACTTTTGCACCGCGAACATAAATTGCCCTGTTTGCAAAATCGATATTCTCCCACGTCAGAGCCAACATTTCAGAGCGGCGTAAACTGGATAAGCAAAGCAGTGCCGGGATTTCCACCGGATCACCTTTTACGGCCTCAACAAAAATATCAATCTGGTCAGGCTCTAGGAATGGCCGCTCGTTGTCCTCTTTCTCAAAAAGGACGACTTTCGGCTGCTTCCCGGTTTCTTTTTTGATTGCCGCCGACATTAGCCCCCACGCATTCTTGATGTACTTCGGCGATCTGCCCATTTTCTTTTCATCGTCTATAGCGGACTGCCATCGTGCGTCCGGCGTGGTGTAGATATTGTATGCCATCGCCCGCTGAAAGGTATTATCCCGATATCTGATATAGCCGTATACCGTAGACGGTGAGCGACGCCCACGGCGGACTAAATCACGGGTATTCTCTATGTATGCGTCTACTGCTTCGCCTAGCGTAAGCCGCCCCTGTGGCCGCTCCTGAGCTTCCAGAATGCCGTTTTTGATTGCAAGGTATTCTGATAGGCACTCATCATAAGTATCGCGTGTAATGGACGTGCGCCGCCCATCCAAGTATACACGGGTATGCCACGCGCCGGAGGGAAGCTGCTCTATTTTTGGCAGCTTTATTTCCGGCTCATTCTTTCTTTTTGCCATAAGGAATCCCCCTTTACATGCGGTTAGAAAAAATGGCAGACCGCCGAAACGGTCTGCCACTGTTTTTGAGAACTAGGTGGGGCGACGCTCCCACATCTCCTAACAAGGGCGACGGCTGCCCGTTCCGTCTTCTAGTCCTTTCTGCTTTTGAGCAACGCGGCCTTGGTTTCGATAATATTTAACGGACTATGTAGAACCCCACGTTCAACCATGTTCAAGTAGGCAAGCGCTTTTACACGGATGTTTTTCTTTATATTTTTGTTTTCCAAAACATAAGGCACATTGTTGATATTGTATGGGCGTAGTACATGTTCCGGGAGGACGGGGAACATATCGCAGATAATAAAAGCCCTGTCTTTTCCGTATATCGGCGCTATGAGGTAATGCACGCAGTTTCCGGAGCCGTGCCGCCTCTCACTTTCATATATCAGCCGCTTGTATTTATCTACGTTGGTACTCATTGGAACCATCCATAGGACACCGGATTTGTCCGCCATAGCGTAGTAGTGGGGGCGGCTCTCCTGCTTATTCTTCATATAGCGGTTGTTCCCGTATTTTTCAAAGAAAGCATCACGGATTATGTATATTCCGGAGTCCTGTATCTCTGTCATTTGTTATCCCCCAAAAAAGAATGCCGAACCGGCATGGCGGCCAGTCCGGCATTTTCAGGCCGGAGTTTTGTATCCCGCTCCCGGCAAGCGGCAGTCTTACAACAAGCCGAAGTCTTATATCCCGCTCTCGGCAGGCGGCAAATTAGGGCGGACGATGAACGTCGTCTATATAGCGTAGGTGGTTATCCTACGTCTATATTGTACCCCGAGAAATGGAAAATAGCAATAGACAGATTGACCAAAAACGGAAAAATATTTCCGACAATCGTAAAAATTTATCTTACCTCTGAATCCATCCGGTTCCCGGGTGCATGATATCGAAGATGAGCCAGCCTACTAGGAAGATTACCAGCACCGCAATGGAAATGCCCATAATCAGAATCACCCGGCGGTTCTGGCGGTTGAGAAGGCTGTAGTGCGTTTGCAGCTGCATGGTGTGCCGCCTGTAGTCATCGCTCTGGCGGATGATCGTTGCCTGAAGATATTCCACATATTCCTCCATGGACTGGCCGGGGGCGGGTAGCACCGGGTGTTCCTCCGGGGTGTACTGCACGGCGGCCTCAATGCTCTGCACAAGCCTTGCCGTCGGCTCCGTCGCGCCATTCAGGGCACGGCAGATCGTGGCCTTGGATACGCCGCAGGTTTCTGCCAACTCCTGCTGGGACATGCCCCGCTCCTTCCGCAGGGCTTCCAATTCTGATAAATGCTCGGAAATATTCATAAAACCGCCTCCAAAAACGGAATGTTTCACATATGGAACGATTGTTGCGAAAATGGAACGGGAATTTCACATCTGGGGCTTTACGAAACGCCTGTGCGGGGTGTATGGTGGTATTGCAACCGGCAAGGGACACACGGCGTTACCGGCGGCAAGCCCCGCCACCTTGTGGCACGGGTGGCGGGGCATATCAGAAATTAGTGAATTTTCTTATAGGTAACTTCCAGCCCTGTATTGGGATGATATTTCCACGTTACAGTTACATTTTTACTGTTGTATGTTTCGGTTTGCCTCCCATCGGATGCGGATGTTTCGTTCATCTGATTAAAAAGGGAATCTGGAAGTCCCAACATTCCGTTGATGGTAGGTATTGTAACGTAAGCGTCACGGCAATAAAGGCCGGAATCATCATAGTCATACGGATTTGTATCAATGCTCAAATAACTACCGTCCGACCCGACTTGCGCCCACGTGGGATCACAGAGCATATCGTATAACTGCTTAAAATTGGGCTTAGTAGCTCGCTGAATGAATATGAACGCTACGACAAAAATTGCGACCATTGCAATAATTGCCGGAACAAAATAGCTTTTCTTCTTGGGTTCGGCTTTTTGCCTGGGTGGAGTATTTAGATCAGCGCCGCAGTTATCACAAAATTTCTGATTTTCTCTTATGGCAGCGCCGCAGGACGGGCATACCATTTGGGGGGTATTTTGTTCGCCTGATGTTTCGAGTTCATTTGTTAAATCTTCCATAGTGATACCTCTTTCCTTTTTATTCAGGTATGCGAGATAGATTTCTATGCCCGCGACCCTACATAAAAATAATACCACGCTCAGAAAATAATTTCAACGAAAAGAAAAATTTTTGTGCATTTTTCTAATTAGTCCGGTTTATTGGACAGAACATGGTGTACTATGTGGCTTGTAAGCAAACAAACGTTTATAAATACACAATGGAGGGACAAAATATGGAGACCAGAGAGGAAATTATTGCGTGGATTGTGGAACAATTGTGGGCGCTGCCGTTGGGGGTGCTAAAGCAAGTTCGTGGATTTGTCAGGGGAGTTTCGCAATTATAAAGCACATGGCAAAGCGCCGGGGTGGTAAAGCCCCGGCGTTTTTTATAGGCTTTCATAAATGTTTCGGAGAGCCTGCTCTAACGCGGCTAGTTCCTCATCAGATCGGGAGCAGATCAGCTTAATTACGTTTTTCTTAAATTCGCTTGATCCGTTCAGGATGTTGCCAACCATTTCTGCAACTTCCTCTTCTTTCGTTTTCGGTTCAAACATTTCCCCGTCTCCTGTTCTCAGCCAATCCTCCCGGACTGAAAAAAGACGGCAAATATCGGAGACCGTGCGGTCACTGGGTTCTCGCTTCCCTTTTTCAATCATCCAAACATAGTTTTCGGATAGGCCGAGTTTTACGGAAAATTCTTTTTGCGAAAGTTTCAAAACATCCTTACGCAAGTATTTAATTCGCTCGTTCAAAGTGTGACACCTCCTTCCTGTGATTGTAAGGTATCATAAAAGCCTAACAAAGTCAAGAAAAAAATAAAAAAAGGTATTGACAGACATGACTCAGTGTGGTAATATAGCACTATCAGTTAGGGATAAAACCTAACAAGCCTAGCAAACCAGATAACGGGAGGGAGTTGCCGATGGCGTCCAACACATTCACACATTTCACAGGGAAAACAAAACGGATTCAGACGCCGAAGCGAAAAAAGAAGCCAAAGCAAAAACGAGTTCACATGAACAAATACGAGCATTCGCGGAGGAGGTGAATCCGGTGCAGATCACAATTGAAGGAACGGTAAAAGAGGTTGCCGCCCTTGTACTGGAACTACAAGAGCGGCGCAGGAACGAATCAGAAGTCTCCAATACTTATGCCTGCAATCTGGTCGTAAAAGATGACGATATTTCCAATATTGACATCTGCTCCATTCCCAAGACGGATGCGAGCGTCCGTTAAGTGCAAATACCCGTCATTGCCATCAACATTATCTACGCCGTATTGGTCAGCGACTTCCCTGAGTAATTCAGCAAAGAATAGTTTTTCCAGGGCTGCATCACCTTCATCCAAGATTTTGCCTGAGATAATCCCAGCAGATGTAACAATGATGATTCTATTCATTTTCAGCCCATCGGATTTTGTTGCCAGCGCAATAGTCCGAATAATTTGCTTTTTCAGTGTATCACCCACAATATCACCCCCTTTCGAGGTGATTCTACCACGGCAAAAATCATTTATCAATAGCCAAAACGGTCCGAAAAGACCGTCCGCCGGAACCGCCCCACCGGTGCTGATGATGGCAGGGCAAACACCGTGACAATATGAGCGCCCCCGCTTTTATGGCTCTGGGTATTGGGTATCCATCCCCATGTAAAAGGAACGACCACCCGGAAATTGCTCGACGGGGCTTGACGGTGAAGAAAATATCGGGGAGCTGGCGTTCAGCTTGAATGAAAAAATCAGTAAAGGAGGAAATGAAAATGCCTGAGAAAATCGTAACCGTTCTCGAAAATATCGCGGCTGTAAAAGGCCAGGACTACGTTGAGGGGCTGGTGGATATGGCGAATATCCTTGCCCCCAAGGTAAAGCCCGCAGATAAAGAGAGCGAGGGGAAAAACAATGCCTAGAATCCGGCAGTATGCCGAGCGCTACGCAGTGGAGGATTTCTGGAAGGAAATCGACCGCTGCTGTCCCCTGGCGGGGATTCAGAGCGATAACGCTGTAGCGCTAGAAGAAAAAACCGGGGTAGACCATCAGACCCTTCGGAACTATCGGAAGGGCAAAACCGAAATGCGGGTAAGCGTCCTGAAAAAGCTGGTGACCACCCTCCACCCCAACCCGGCGGTGATCCTGAAAACCCTGGGGTACTCTGAGAAGGAGATACGGGCGTTTGCGAGGGAATGGCAGTGATCAGCCACGCGGTGGCGTAGCGAGGCTGAGCAGTGGTAGGCACTGCAAAGGCGAGGATAGCACGGGGAGGCGAAGCCGCGGCTTGGCACCGAGTGGCTGAGCAAGGGCTATGATCGGCTCAGCGGCGCAGTGCACAGCATCGCAAGGGCATTGCATAGAATCGCTAGGCGAGGGCACGCACAGCAAGGGCACCGATAGGGGCAACAAAGCAAGGCAGAGCAGAGGCAAGGGGAAGCACAGCTGGGCAATGGCACTGATATGATGCGCGTTGCAACGAGAAAACCGCCCCCGGGCGTGCGGAACACCCGAGAGCGGCAGTCAATGGAAATCATCTTTATTTTACCAAAAGAAAGGAAAAAAGTCAAATGGAAATCAGCAAAATCAAGGCAAGAATCACATTTTTTGAGGAACTTCTGGGTACGTGCAGCGGAAACAAGGAACTGCACCGGGAGTTCATCGCTTCCAAGGCTCCCGACGCCGAGAGCATGGAAGATGAAGTCGCCGCAATCGGCGTGGACGGCATGATGGAGAAATCCATGACGGTATTCCCCCGGGACGAGAACGGGCAGCCGTTCCTGTATGACTACCAGATCAAGGGCTTTTTCAAGGATTCCTGCGGCGTTCTTCGGAAGGTTCCCGGCACCAAGGCCAGCAAGATCAAGGCGTACAAGAAGGAAATCGACGGCCTTCTGTTCGTCTCCCCCCGAAAGATCCCCCTGAACCTGAACGGCGGCGAGATTGGCGTGTGTGAGCGCCCCCTCCGGGCATCCACGGCGCAGGGTGAGCGGATTGCCCTTTCCAGCAGCGAGACAGCACCGGCAGGGACTTCCATTGAGATTCAGATCGATTGCCTGACCAAGGACATGCACGATCTGGCACTGGAATGCCTGGAATACGGTAAGCTTCGGGGTATCGGCCAGTGGCGCAACAGTGGGAAGGGACGCTATACATACGAGCTGATTTAAGGCGCAAGGGTATAGCGTAGCTTGACCTCGCTCAGCAATGGCCTAGATATGAGATGCGTTGCAGAGGCATGGGATGGTCTGGATACGCGCGGCCAGGGCGACGCTTGGTACGGCAGAGCTTCGCTGCGGCATGGCCAAGCAACGAAAAGCGACGCAATGGCATGGCAAAGCATCGAAATCATATGCAGTGGCGGGGCGGTGAGCAGCACGGCACGGCTTGAAAAAGCATGGATTTGAAATCTACGGCAGAATGCCGAAATTGAAAGGAGTTATTTATGGCGAAATACAAAGTTGGGGATAAGGTGCGGATTGTGAGTGAGCGGCCAAAAGATTTTGCATACACTGACAACATGGGGAAATACCTCGGGAAAACATTTATTGTAAGCATGGTGGAGTGGCATCCGCTCTTCGGGAATTTATACTATCTCGAAGGGGCAATCATTGAGCGTGGCGCTTGCGCCGGCTCATCATGGGTTTTCAAAGAAAGCTGGATTTCCGGCCTTGCGGAGCCTGAGCGGGAACCCTGCACCGTGGAACTCCGCTTTGACGGGATGATTACCACGGCCGTCTTGAAACGGGGCGGGCGGGACGTGAAGACCGCAGAAGCCCGGTGCAATCCGAAGGATACATACAGCAGATCGGAGGGCGCAAGGGTCGCCGTTGAGCGGCTTTTTGAGAAGAAGCGCAAGGAGGACAAGCCCAAAGAGAGCAAGCCGAAGATCGGGGACAAGTTCGTTGTCACGGTAAAGGGCGGTAGGTTTGACCACGGTTTCGACATCGGTGACATTGTTGCGCTGATAAATATCCAGCAGGACGGATGTATCCGCCTGGTTGACAAGAGCGGCTTCATACAAATACTTCATCCGAGTGAGGTTCGCCCCTACAAGGAGAAATCCAAATGATGCCAAGATGAAGGGAGATTGAAAGTGATGAAAAAGCGGCTTGCAAAGAAGCGCGCAAAGGCATTTCTGGAAGGCCGGATGGCGTACCCAAAAATTGAGGATACGTTCCTCTATAGCACCGATGGTGACTACTGCGTAAAGGTGGTTGCCGTGATGCCGGAACCTGTTCAGCGGGAGGTTTACGCCTACGCCCGCCGGGCTGGGTGGGATGGCAACCACTGGGACGCGCCGGATGTGCTGAGCACTTTGTATCCGGATGAGGTGGCAAAATGATGCCGAACGAGGTTGCCCAGCTTCGCACCATGGCGGAGATGAACCGCCGGTTGCGCCGGGAAAATGAGCATTTGCGGGAATCCCTTTTGATGGAAAGGAAAGCATCGAAGGCGTTTGACGATGAGAACGAGGAGCTTTTCGACGTAGTCCACCGAAATCATGCGGTCAGGGGGTGATGATATGGCAAGCAGGAACAAGCCCGTGGATGCCCGGTGGGAGCCGGTGCCGGAGAACCGGAAGCCGTTCAATATCAGGGGATGCGTTTTCCGCGTCCTTCCATATGCGGGGCTGAATCTGGTGCTTTTCTGGTGGCAACAGGCTGATTTGCTGGCAGACAAGGCGGCAGTTCCCGCAATGTGGGTGTGCGCTATCCTGATGGGTGCCGGTATCGGGCGTTGCATCAGAGGGCGATAAAAAGCCGCCCCCGATGTTACAGCACCGGGGACGGCAAGCGATATAAAGAATCTCTATCACTTACAGTATATAAAACTGAGAAAGGAAAGTCAACATGATAACTTTGTACGAAATGAGCAAGGAATGGCAGGACGTATTTGAAATGCTCCTCGACCCGGAGATCCCGGAAGAGGCCGTATTTGATACCATCGAGATGATCGAGGCCGATATGGATACCAAGGCCGATAGCTACGCAAAGATCATTAAGAGCATGGATGGGGATACCGCCCAGATCGATACTGAAATCAAGCGCTTACAGGAGCGGAAAACCTCTATCAGCAATCGCCAAAAGGCGTTGAAACAGCGTCTTTTCGATACCATGAAGGCTACAGGCCGGACGAAATTCAAGACGGCGCTATTCTCTTTCAATATTCAGAAAAACGGCGGTGCTCAGCCTGTGGAGCTGCTGGACGATGTTCCGGCGGCATGGCTCAAGCCTGGAACGCCTGACCTTGCCAAAATCCGGGAGTATCTGAATCAGGGGAACCAGCTTCCATTTGCCGTTCTGGGAGATCGCGGCGAAAGCCTGAGAATCAGATAATGGGGTGGCATCATGGCAAGAATGTTTCGGTTTCTGACCGCTGACGAGATTGAGGTCAAGGTCAAGCAGGTCAAGGAAAATGGTCTGGTGTGTCTGCTGTACAAGACGGCGAGGACGGATATGGACTTGCTGGACGAGACTGTAGGGGCTGGCAACTGGACGAACGACTACAAGGAGATCAAGGGCAATCTGTATGCCGGTATCGGGATTATCCAGGAAAACGGCGGCATCCAATGGAAATGGGACTGCGGTATCGAGAGCCGGGAGGACGAGGAAGGCAACCAGAAAAAGGGCGAGGCAAGCGACGCTTTCAAGCGCGCCGGGTTCCGCTGGGGTATCGGCAGGGAACTTTACACGTCCCCGTTTGTCTGGATTCCCAGCAATAAAGCAGAGATCAAAGCATCTTCCTTCAACGGAAAGACCCGGTTCAACTGCTACGATAAGTTCAGCGTTGAGAAAATCGCCTATGACGAGAAGACCGGGCGGATCACTGGACTTGCAATTCGTAATGACACAAAGAACCTTCGGGCGTTTGTGTGGCAGCAATCATGACAGAACTTACATTCACCGAGGCCAAACTGGAAGGCGGCTGGCTGATGGTCAAGCCCCCCCGTTCTGAATTGGGCAAGGCGATGGCCTTTATCCGGAAGATGAAGGCCACGCCCTACGACTTATCCCTGAAAGAGCACCGGGAAAAGCGGAGCTTGGACGCAAACGCCTATGCTTGGGTACTGATTCACAAGCTTGCCGCCGCTATGGGGATTCCTCCGGTAGAGGTTTACCGGAACGCCGTTCGGGGCGTGGGAGACAATTACACGCCCATGTGCGTCCGGGAGCAGGACGTGGAGCGGTTCACACGGAGCTGGCAGAAAAACGGCCTTGGATGGCTGGTGGACAGCCTGGGCGCGTCTCAGGTGCCTGGGTGCCGGAACCTGGCGGCATACCACGGCTCCAGCACCTACGACACCAAACAAATGGCGCGGCTGATCGACAATCTGATACAGGACTGCAAGGCGCTGGACATTGAAACCCTGCCCCCGGACAAGCTGGAACTGCTCAAGGAGGAATGGCGTTGAGGAAGGACACCAAAGCGAGGGACTTTACCCGGGGCGAGAAAATGGCAATTGCCCAGCGGGACAGCATTGACGGCTGGACGTGCTGCGTATTCTGCGGCGCTCCTGCCCCTGCCCCTCTGGCATGGAGCAACGCCCACTACATATCCCGGGCGCAGGGAGGGCTTGGCATTGCCCAGAACGGGCTTACCCTCTGCCCCAGATGTCACAACCGGTACGACCAGACCACGGCAAGAATGGAAATGAGGGCGTATTTCCGGGAGTACCTGATGGGCATTTATCCCGGATGGAATGAAAACGATCTGATTTACAGGAAGGAGAACACATGAATAATTGTCAATTTGTCGGGCGGCTCACCGCCGACCCGGAGCTGAGAAGAACCCAGGATGGGACGGCGGTCTGCTCCTACAGTCTCGCCGTCAAGCGGCCAATGACGAAGGATGCCACCGATTTTCTGGACTTCGTCACATGGCGTCAGGGCGCTGAGTACCTGACGCAGTACGGCCATAAGGGCGACATCGTAGCCGTTTCCGGAGCACTGCAAGCCAGGGACTGGACGGACAAGAACGGGAACAAGCGCCGGGCGTTTGAGATAGTGACCACAAGCGTTGAGTTGCTTTCCAGCAAGCGCAATTCTCAGGATACCACCAATACCGGGACGGCGCAAAACGCCGGATACGGGCAGCCCAGCGCCCCACAGCAGACGAACCGGGGCAACGGATACAGTCAGCAGGGGTTCGGAGGATATCAGGAGATCACCGAAGACGACCCCGCCTTGCCGTTCTAGGCTGGAAAAATCAATCTTTCCTCAAAAAGATTGATAGTATAGTTTACATTTCCCTTGGCGGTGGGAGGTGAAACCGCCAACTCCAAAGGAAGGAGCGAAAACGTGACGATTGAATTTACGATTCCCGGCGTTCCGCAAGGGAAGGAACGCCCCCGCTTCGCCCTGAACGGTATCGCCTACAAGGATGATGCCGCTATCACAGATGCCACAGTCTGCAAGCGGTACGGCACCCGCCCATGCGTGGCGGTTCGTCTTACCGGAGAGGAGGCGCCCCGTGACACAGTGTGAGCGTATCCTGCGGCATTTGCAGGACTATGGAAGTATCACCCAGGCCGAGGCCGTTACCGAGTACGGCTGTTACCGTCTGGGTGCTAGAATTTGGGATTTGAAAGCCCAGGGCGTACCCATCAAGAGCGAAACCGTCACCGGGAAGAACCGATACGGGGAGCGGACGTGCTTCGCAAGATATTCGCTGGTGAAGGAGTGAATGCGCAATGAAATATGACGTTATCGTCACCGATGCCGAGAATATCTTGGAATTGGATGACCTTCAAGATAATCTTCTCCGACTGGATTGTATATCCGAAGAAGAAGTAAAACACATAGTTGACATTTTTGGCAGTCGCGACTTTCAAATTGTTCTATTCCCTAGGCTGGGAAGCGAGGAGTAAACTATGGCAATCAAAAGCGGACTTGATTTCTTTCCGCTTGATGTTTGCTTGGACAAGAAATTTGAACTGATAGAAGCAGAATATGGCTTGACAGGATTTGGTGTAATCGTTCACTTGCTGCAAGAGATATACGGCAAGGAGGGTTATTACATTGAATGGACAGAGGAGGTTGCGCTTTTGTTCGCCCGAAGGTGCGGGCTGGGTGGGAGCGTCGTTTCCGAAATAATAGAAGCTTCTATCAGACGAGGGATGTTCGACAAAGAGATATATGACAAGTATCACGTTCTGACTTCACGGGGAATTCAGAAGCGGTACTTCGAGGCAGTCAGCCGCCGTAAAAGTCTTGAAGTCGATTACAACATCCTTCTGGTCGAGTGCGCCCAAATTTGCCCCAATGTAAACATTTCAAGCAGAAATGTCAACATTTTCTCAAAAAATGCTGACATCCAAAGACATAGTAGAGTAGAGGAGAGTAGAGTAGAGAAAAGTAGAGTAAAGGAGAGTATAGGCGCGGAGCCGGACACCGCCTCCACGCCGCCGGTGTGCCAGATCATGCTGAATGATAAATCCCTTTACCCTGTTTTTCGGGCTGACGTGGACAAATGGGCAGAACTCTACCCCGCCGTTGATATCCTGGCAGAGCTTCGGAAAATGGCCGGGTGGTGTGACGCCAACCCGTCCAAGCGGAAAACCAAGGGCGGGGTACAGCGGTTTATCAATGGCTGGCTTGCCAAAGAGCAGGATAGGGGCGGTGCTGGGTCAGCGCCACCGGTTAGGCGCTATGGGAAGCCTGATATTCCTAAGGGCGCGTCCGGCGAGCTTGGGGACGCTGAGCTGGAAGCCATACGGCAGGTTCTGGCGGCGGGCGCAGATGAAAGAAGGGACGCATTATGAGAGAAAAACCCGGCCAGTACATCGACTCAGAGAGCCCCTTTTGCAGGAACTGCACGCGGGACGATTGCCCCACCAACGGGGACGGCTGCAAGGCATGGGAAACGTATTTCATCGAGAACTGGAATAAAAACATCATGAAATCAATTGGGAACCACAAAAAACAACGCCAATTTTTCCGGTACGAACACCCGGATTTGGTGAGAGAGGGAATCATTTATGAAAAATGAGTACAAAAGCAGAGTGTACACAGATCGTCCGGCCTATGCGGACTTCGACGCCCCCGCCAAGTTTCAGGCTATCCAGAGCATTGTAGCGAAGCACCTGAAACAGCATCCCAATGCCATATGCAGCTACTCCGGTGGTGCGGACAGCGATATTCTGATCGATGTGATCGAGCGGGCAAGGAATATTTTCGGATTGCCGCCGGTGAAATACGTTTTCTTCAATACCGGCCTTGAAATGAAGGCCACGAAAGATCACGTCAAGGCCACGGCTGAGAAATATGGCGTGGAGATCGAGACGGTACGCCCGAAGGTGAACATTGTCATGGCTTCCCGGAAATACGGCATTCCATTCGTCTCCAAGATCATGTCCGCCGGTCTTTCTGAGTGGCAGAAAAAGGGCGTACCGCTGGCGGTGGCTGACGAGTATGAGCAAGCTGAAGACAAGGAAGCGAAGCGGCAGGAGCTTCGGGAGCGCTACCCGAAATGTGAAAGCGTTCTGAATTTCCTCTGCTGCTGCAATTCCAAGGGAGAGCCAAGGCCGAATATTCAGCTGGTAATCAATTCCAGCAAGTACATGCGTGACTTCATCGGGGAGTATCCGCCGGATTTCAAGATATCCGCCGACTGCTGCACATACTGTAAGAAAAATGTTGCACATCAGATTCAAAAGGGATACGACATGGTCATCACCGGCGAGCGCCGGGACGAGGGCGGTATGCGCTCTGTACCTCGGAAGGACAATACAAGCCTGTGCTTCACAGAAACCAGTTCCGGCCAGTTCCGATTAAGGCCGCTTTACTATGTTTCGGATGCAGATAAGGCGTGGTACAAGGCGTATTACGGCCTCCGGTATTCGGATGCCTATGAGGTCTACGGGCTTACCCGTACCGGCTGCTGCGGCTGCCCAATTTCCTACAAGGCCATTGCGGATTTGGAGTTGATACGGCCATATGAGCCGAACTTGGTAAAAGCTGCGTGGAACATCTTCGGGAAATCCTACGAGTACCGGCAGAAATACAACGCTTACAAGGCCGAGCGGATGGCACGGGAAAAGGCCGAGAAAAAGAAAGCAGAGCAGGAAGCGGTGCAGGGTATGAGCTTTTTTGATTCGGAGGATTTTCAATGAGCAGAGCGAAAATGTACGGCTGTTTCACGGTGAAGCGGAATTGCACCCCGCCAAGGTGGGGGGAAAGTTCCTCGGGGAAATAAATGCGGGAAGAAAGGAAATGCAAAATGAAAGGTTACAAAGGATTCAACCCCGGCTTGATCTGCAAGGATAAGCAGTATCAGGAAAATACCGTCTTCGAGGAACCGGAGGCGAAAATCTGTGAAAAGGGAATGCACTTTTGCAAAAATCCATTTGACGTGCTGGACTATTACGATTTGATTCGCTCTGATGGAACGCCAAACGAGTTTGCCGAAGTTGAAGCACTGGACGAGCCAAAGACGGATGATAAGAAAAAGTTCTGCTCCCGAAAGCTGAAAATCGGCGTAAAACTGGGATTATCCGGCTTTGTCAAGGCGTGCGTGGATTTTGTGCTGGAAAAGACCATTGCTGAGATGCCGAGTGAAAACGTTGATTCCGGGTACTCCGCCCAGATTGGCAGTTCCGGGAACTCCGCCCAGATTGGCAGTTCCGGGAACTACGCCCGGGTTGGCAGTTCCGGGTACTACGCCCGGATTGGCAGTTCCGGGAACTCCGCCCAGATTGGCAGTTCCGGGAACTCCGCCCAGATTGGCAGTTCCGGGAA